ATGACAGAAAATAGTACACAAGAAGTCGTCAAAGACCTCGAAGAATATAAATTTGGATTTCACGATAATGCAGAACTTGAATTCACAACAGGTTTAGGTTTGACCGAAGAAGTCATTCGCGAAATTTCTGAAACAAAAAATGAACCTGAGTGGATGTTAGAGTTTCGTCTGAAATCTTTTGAAGCTTTTAAAAAATTGGACATGCCAAAATGGGGCCCAGATCTTTCTGGTATTGATTTTAATGATATTGTTTATTATCAAAAACCATCAGCAAAAGCTGCGCGTTCTTGGGAAGACGTTCCTCAAGAAATCAAAGACACTTTTGAAAAAATTGGTATTCCAGAAGCTGAACGTTCATATTTGGCAGGAGCTTCTGCTCAATATGAATCAGAAGTTGTTTACCATAATATGAAAGATGAATTTGAAAAATTAGGAATTATTTTCACTGACACTGATTCAGGATTACGTGACTATCCAGAAATTTTCAAAAAATATTTCAGTAAACTGGTGCCACCAACGGATAACAAATTGGCGGCCTTAAATTCTGCCGTTTGGTCTGGTGGGTCATTTGTCTATGTTCCTAAAGGAGTCAAATGTGAGATTCCGATTCAAGCCTATTTCCGTATTAACAACGAAAAATCAGGACAGTTTGAGCGGACATTGATTATTGTTGAAGAAGGGGCGTCTATTCAGTACGTTGAAGGATGTACTGCACCAACTTACTCTGCAAGTTCACTTCATGCAGCAGTGGTTGAAATCTTTGTTGAAGAGGGTGGTTATATGCGCTACTCTACTATTCAAAACTGGTCAGATAACGTCTATAATCTGGTTACCAAACGTGCTGCTGCAGAAAAAAATGCGACGGTTGAATGGATTGACGGAAACTTAGGTTCAAAAGTATCCATGAAATACCCAGCCGTTCATTTGAATGGACCAGGAGCGCGGGGAACAATGCTTTCAATCGCTTTTGCTGGAGCAAACCAAAATCAAGACACAGGTGCTAAAATGATTCATAACGCACCAAATACTTCAAGTTCAATCATTTCTAAGTCTATTGCCAAAAATGGTGGAGCAGTCAATTACCGTGGACAAGTTACTTTTGGAAAAAATTCTAAAAAATCCGCTTCTCATATTGAATGTGACACAATTTTGATGGATGATTTATCAAAATCAGATACCGTACCATTCAATGAGATTCATAATTCACAAGTTGCCTTGGAACACGAGGCGAAAGTGTCAAAAATTTCAGAAGAACAACTCTATTATTTGATGAGTCGTGGACTTACAGAAAAAGAAGCAACTGACATGATTGTCATGGGCTTTATTGAACCCTTTACCAAAGAATTGCCAATGGAATACGCTGTTGAATTAAATCGTTTGATTTCTTATTCAATGGAGGGTTCTATTGGGTAAAATCATAAAGTGTTGCTATATCAACATTTTATGATTGGTTTTTGTGAAAAATAATTCCAAAGGGGCAAAAAAGGGGCAGAAATTAATAAGTTAAATAATTACTGATATATACTGATTAATTAACAAATGTGTTTGTGCCCCCTAAAATTTAATTATGCCCCTTGTAAATAAAAAGTGCCCCTTGTAATTGAGAGGCATTTTTTTATTTAATCTCATTTAGTTTTTTAACAATATCAATCTTAACAGATTTTGTGACGTGTGAGTAAATGCTAAGAGTTGTCTTATAGTCGGTGTGCCCCACTCGATCCATTGCAGCACTCAGAGGTATTCCAAGTTCAGCGAGTAAAGCAATGTGAGAATGCCTAAAAATATGGGATGTAATATGCTTTGTTATTCCAACTTTTTCTGCAGCTCTCCTCACAACTACATTGAGAGTATCTAAGTCAACCGCAGCACCATTAACAGTAAAGAAAATATAATTATCTTTATTAAAATCATTACCTTTCAAAGAACGATGAAGTTCTAATAACTCAAGTTGCTCTTGGATTATACTTTTAATGTTTTCTGAGATTGTTATTGTTCTGTAAGAGAACTCAGTCTTCGGAGTGGTTTTTATTTTCAACGCCCTGTCATAAGTGCCATTAATTGTTACTGTCCCATTTTCCAAATCTATTTCATGAATTGTAAGAGCAGCTGTTTCACCATAACGAGCCCCAGTATATGCCATAAATTCTACAAAATTGGCAATATGCTCAACTCTTGAAGTTATTCTCAGAACAGAAAGAATTTTTTTAATATCACTTAATTCAAGATAACTATCTCGTTTTTCCTGAACTTCATTAAAAGTTTTTATTTTTTTGGGAGCTTTTACAAAACTAGCTTCATTTACTTCGAGATAGCCCATCCTAACTCCGAAATCTAGAATGGAGTGAAATCTTTTTTTGAAACCATTGTAGTAGCTATAGGCATAACCCTCGTCCATCATCTCATTTACTAAATCTTGAATTAACCGGCGATTTACATTTCTAGCTTTTGCATTTTTACCGATTTTCTCTAATATACGATTATCATTGGCTGTTGTTCCACGAAGTGATGAAGCTTTGACTGTTGGAGACCAGTTTTTATAATATTCATCATATAAATCAGCAAAAGAGATATCACTTCCTTCATTATGAGAAAGTATTTTATTTATTTTTTCAGTTAATTCTTTAAGTGCAATTTTTTGTGCTCGTGGTGTTTTTTTATCCAGGGTTACAGAAACCTTTTTTAATTTTTCCGTTAATGGGTCTCTATATCTTTCAAAATATTTGTATTTTCCATTTGGTAAATCTTCTATCCACATTTGATTTTTACTCACTTTCTTGCTAAAATTGAGTACAGTAAAACAGCTTGTTAAAAGCTTTTGTACTATTTTTTTGTTTAAATCCGCCCTCGCCGTCCAAAGTTTGGGCGGATTTTTTGTTACTTAATTTTTGATTCAATAATTTTTTTAATAGATAAAATATCGGATTTTTCAGATTTTTTGAAAGTAATAGTATTCTCATCTTTGACAGCATCAAACACACCGCCTTTATTATCCTTACTACCAGGAAAAATAAGTTGAAGATATCCAATTGTAAGACCAGGCTCCTTTATTTGAAATGCAGTAATTTGACTTAACAATATACTTTTTTCACCATCTAGTCCTTGAAGAATAGCGTTAGAAGCTCCTCCTCTAGAAATTCTAATAAATTTATTGTCAATACGAACAGTTGTTTTCGATGATTTAAAATAAAATGATTCCTCAAAAGCGTTTGATTCAAAAAGATTAACATCTCCGTTATTAAACATAAAGTTCTCCTACCTAGCTTTTAACGAGGTTCAATATGTTGCTCGTAAGTTTTTTTATTGTTTAAATGTTTTCTGGAGTAAACCAATCAACTACTTCGCCGACAATGTTCCAGTATTCCCCATCTTCAGGAGGAACCGGCAAGAAACGATCAGGATACTTCTCGTTAATAGAATGAAGAACAAGTTCGTTTTCAACAATGCTAACTTCTTTAACCCAAGAAGTCCCATCATAATCTACTACATATATTCCACCTTGAGGAGTATCATAGTTTTGTCTAATTAGAATGACATCGCCGTCGTGTAAAGTAGGTTCCATTGAATCTCCATCAACAACTGTAGCAAAGTCAAAACGAGGTAAATTATTTCTTGAAGTATAGTAAGTAGTCTTTTCGTTTTCTCCATAATGAAATCCAAAACCAGCTGAAACTTTTTCTACAGTCTCAATAGGAATAAGCTTATTTTTTTCCGTTGTTTTATTAATATCTAATACATTGTTCTTTTGTTCGTCAAGTTGATTACTTGCAAAATTTAAAACTTTTTTTTGACGCTTTGAATTAAGTAAATCAAAAATATCAATTAATTCTTTTTTTATAGGGTCTGTTTTGTTTTCTGAATCTCCTATCCCTAAAATATCAAGCGGGGAAATTCCAAGAGCTTTAGAAAGAGAAACAATCTTATCTCTACCCATATTTTCAATCATACCGTTTTCCCATTTTCTAACGGTTGATTTACCAACACCTACAATTTCACCAACTTGTTCAAGAGTTAATTTCTTTTCTAGCCGTTTTTCTTTTAATATGTTTTCCATAGTTCAAAATCTCCTTTTTTACATTATAACACTAAAGTGTCGTAAAATACACAAAAAAAGCAAGCAAACCATAAAAATATTTATTTTAATAAAAAAGTGTATTTTAAGACACAAAATGTTTGACATGGTATTTTTATAATGATATACTGATAGTGTCTTAAGGGACACAAAGAAAAGAAAGGCGGTGAACAATGAAATCAAATCAATTTCTTGGACGTTTAAAATCAATGGGCAAAAATGTTGATTGGCTAGAAAGTCAAATGACTAAGAACGGAGAACAAGTTTCTCGCTCTGCGATTTATAAAAAGCTTCGTGGAGAGTCTGAGTTTACAGCTCAACAAATAAAAGTTATCAGCAAAGTAATGAATTTTACAAATGATGAAATGCTCAATATTTTTTTTGAAGAATTAGTGTCCTAAAAGACACTAACAAAAGAAAGGATTCAAAAATGAACATTATTGAAGCGACAAAAAAAGCCTTGAAAGAAAACAAGGCAATTACAACCCCTGAAGACAAAGAACATGGCATTGTTTTTGTTCCAACAAATTCAATGCCGCTTGGTATCGTTATTGTACCAACAGAGCCTGGTCTTGAAAAAGTTGAAGGAATTTATAAAGAAAAATGGTCTTCAGCTTCAAAATTCTGGAATCCTAAATCTGAAGACCTCTTAAGAGATGATTGGGAGTTATTTTAATTTTAAAATCCAATCTGCAATTGTCTTGATAGTATTAATATTTTTGTTTTCAAAATATATTATTGTTTTATCAAGAATAACAGAATGATAAATTGTGTTATCTGCAGGAGTGATTTTAATAAATCCACTTCTTCCAAGTTCCCAAGCAGTTTCAACAACATCATCTGGTAACCATGTTGGAACTAATTCGCAAATATCATCAGCGTGACCTATATGTTTTGCGGAACTTTTAGAAATGCCATTGTTGATTTTATCTAAATACTCTTTGTAAATTATTGCAAGTAATTGTTTAGAGTCTTTAGTTAATTGGATATCATCCATAACTTATTTCTCCTTTCCATAATATTAAGTAAATATCTGAGAAATATTTACCTAATCATTATAGCACTTGGAGAATTAAAACATAGAAAGGATTAAAAAATGAATCAATTAATTACAATCACACAAAATGAAAACAATGACCAAGTAGTAAGCGGTCGTGAACTCCACAAATTTTTAGAAGTAGCAACACCTTATACGCAATGGTTCGAAAGAATGGTTGACTATGGGTTTGCTGAAAACATTGATTTTATAGGTTTATCACAAAAAAGTGAAAAACCTCAGGGAGGACGTCCTATCCAAGATCACGCACTAAAACTTGACATGGCAAAAGAAATTTCCATGATTCAGCGTAACGAAAAAGGAAAACAAGCTCGTCAATATTTCATTGAAGTTGAAAAAGAACTCAAACAACAGCTTTTGCCGCAAACTCCTGAACAACAAATTGCATTACTTGCTCAAGGTAACGTGAACTTGAATAAAAAAGTTGAACAAATCGAAAATTCAGTTCTTGATTTGACTGACCGATTCGGGCTTCCTTCAAATAAAGCTAAAGTTTTGCAAAAGAAAGTAGCAACCAAAGTTTATATGTTTACTGGCGGTAAGTATTCAAATGCTCATAAGAAATTAGGAGCTAAGGTATTCAGAGAGTTTTATAAAGATTTGAATAACCGATTTGATGTTGTGAAGTATAGCGATATTCCATTAAGCCGTTATGACGAAGCAACAGAATATCTTGATATGTGGCAACCATCTTTCAATACAACGCTTGAAATTCGTGGATTGAACTCACAAACCAGCTTTGACTTTGAAGATTAGAAAGGAAATTAAAATGCCATACGCAAAAATAACCTATCTACCTGTAGAAAATGCAGAAGATGCAGAATGGTGTGACAAAAAACACCTTATGGAAGTCTGGCAAGGCTTATCAAAAGGCACATTAACAGCCTGGCTCACTGAAATGAGAGATCGACCTGAATTTAAAAAAGGTGTACTCAATCCAACTCACGGACTTGTATTTATCAATAAAGAAATATTCAAAGAGTTTGTAGAGTGGAAAGAAGCAACTCGTTATAAGAGTTATAAAAAATAGGAGGCAGCACTGTATGACTTACAAATTTATAGTTGAAGTTGACACTGGCGAAATCCTGTTTGATCTGGTACACGACTTAATCACACAGAACATTCGAGCAATCAAGCTCATTGCAAAGAAATTAAATGCGGTGCTCCGCTAGAAAAGAGAAATTTATGGAGCTGAAAGAACTGAAATGCATGGCTTATGATTTTGTAGCAGAAGTCTTAAAAATAGATAGCACAAAATCAAAGCCAGAACTAATTTCATCATTGAGTGAGTTTATCACAGCTATAAATGGTTGTGAAGTCGAAATAAAAAGCCCAAACATCACAGGCGAAGAACCAGTAGATATGTTTGAGCGTTGGAAAAACACGAAATTTTAGTCGTTACTTTCTGATTCGTTTAACCAGATGTGATATTGCTCTATCATATCAAACATAACATTAGGCATAGCTGATACGTTATCTACAATGTTTTTCTTTTTAAAACGTTTCTCAAATATTTCTTCCATGATTTTAGGATTATCGTTTAATTTTCTTCTAAAATCTTCAAAATCTTTACTCATAAATAATCATCCTCCTTTCCATAAAACTAAGCAAATACCGCAAATATTTGCTCACAATAATTATAGCACTCGGAGGATTAAAGCGCATACATAGAAAGGCAGAAAATGCACTATATACCTAAATATTCAAGAGAGAGACAAAATAAAAGACAGTCACAAAAATTTGTAATCGCCCTTGATAAAAAGAAATTTGCTAAAAGTTTGGATAAAAACAAACTCATTGTTACTAATTTGCGAGTAGATACTTTAAAAAAAGTAAAGCTTAGATGAATTCAGAGAGAAAGGAAAATAAAATGTTCGGATTTAAAACAGAAGAAGAAAAATTTAAACTTGCGGATTATGATCGCATGAAAAAAGAATTGGAAACAACTCAACAAAGTCTTGTTAATTGTGAAAAAAGTCTTCAAGATTGGATTGAATTTGCCAATGATTTGCAAGAAGAAAATCGTGAGTTGTTCGCAGAAAACATGCAACATCATAAAAATGATATTGCCCGCCAGAAAATGACAAACAAGAATTTAACGATTGCAAAATAAAAAAGCCCGCACTAGGCATGCGGACTAAGACGTGATATACATCTTTATATATTTTTATACTTAGATTATATCACGTTTCAACAAAAATAGGAAACGGAGAACATTAAATGATAGAAGAAAAACAACCGTTTAAAGTTAAAAATGACAGCGAACTGAACTGGGCGCTTGGTAAATATAAAGAACATCAAATCCAATTTGATGAGTATGAAATTCAAGCTGAAGAATCAAGAAAAGCTATTGAAGAAAAATATAATGCCAAATTGTATGAAATTGAACAGCGCCGTTTAAAACTTCAAGCTGAAGAACAGAAAGAAATGGATTATTTCAAAGGGTTAGCTGAGCAATATTATTTAACTCTTGAGACGAAAAGCCCTAAGAAAACAATCAATGGCAGTGTTCGATTTTCAAAAAAGGAAAATGCTTCTTATGATGATAATTTGCTTTCAGAGCTTAAAGAAAAAGGGTTCGACAAATTCATTTCTGTTAAGACTAAAACGACCGAGAGTGTTGATAAAAAGGCACTCAAAGCATTTGTAAAAGATGGCGGTCAGCTTGTGTCGGAAGACGGCGAAATCGTAGAGGGTTTCAAGTTTGATAAAACAGAAGAATTTACAGTGAAAGTTTGAGGTTTAGATAATGAAAATAACTAAAGCAACTGATATCAGTAGAACTCAATATTGGAGAGTATTGCTTTATGGTAAACCTGGACTTGGAAAAACTTCTGCAGTAAAGGGATTAACTGGTAGAACATTAGTTTTATCTCTTGATAACTCTCATAAAGTATTAAGTGGCATTCCAAATATTGATGTGAGAACAATTGATGATGAAGGATTAGAATCGTTTAACAGGAACGAACCAATCGAAGATATCAATATTTTTCTAAAAGAACTTGATGTCGTCATAAGTGATTACGATAACTTGGTCATTGATAATGTGACGAGTTTTCAATCAGACTGGCTTATTGAGCGAGGGAGAAGTTCAAAAGGCGGTATACGTAACGAAATCCAAGATTATGGGGATTGGACGAATTATTTCTTGAGAATAATGACCAAAATTTATGGACTCCCAATAAATGTCTATGTTACAGCTTGGGAAGACACTCAGGAAATTTCACTTGAAGATGGCCGAGTAATCACCCAGTTTGTTCCAAAAATAAGAAAGCAAGTATTAAGTGAATTACTTGGTTGGACGGATGTAGTAGGTCGGATTAAAGTAAACCCAAATACTGGAAATCGTGGAGCAATTTTAGAAGGTAACGATGGTGTTTACGCTAAAAACAGAATTGACAGTCGAACAGCTTGTCCGATTGATGAATTATTTAAATTTGAAGGAGAAAAATAATGCAATATAACAGAAATAACGTAAGTAGTCTTGGCGGGAAACAATTTGAAGCGGGCGTTCATATCGCTAAAATAGCAAAAGTTGAAGCAGGTAAGAGTAAAACAAACAAGGAAATGTTCAAATTTACTCTTGAAGGAATGAATGGAGAATCCACAAATAGTTACCTAGTGTTTGGGGAACAGTGGTCTGATTCAAACCTTCAACGAATTCTTGCAAGTATTGAAGATAATGGCCAACAAATCGCACCAATTGATTATGGATATAACCGTGAAACAGTCCAATTTTTAACAAATCATAAAGTATTTATACAAATGAAAGAACGCACAGGTACGTATGTCGACAAAAACGGTAAAACTCAAAATAGTACTGGTACAGAGCATAAAGCATTCTTGACTCACGAAGAATATATAAAATTTGGTGGCGGTGCACAACAATCTAATATTCAAGGCAACACTGTTCAAGGAGATCCGTTTGGAAATTCAGCACCAATGAATATTTCAGACGAAGACCTACCATTTTAATTAAGTTAGTGCTGGAGGGTGGCGGAACGAGCCGTAAAGTCAATGAGTATTTAGTGTTTACACATAACCACTCATCGCCAGCTTTTAATTTGAAAAATAAAACTTGAAATAAAAATAGAAGAAAGGAAGAATGCATGGAATTTGAAACATGGAAAAAAATTGAGTTTATTAACTCTCCAAAAATTGTTGGTATTCCAGTAGGGGAATATGAGATTAGCAGCCATGGAAATCTAAGACAAATCATAAGTGACAATATTCGTAAGAAAGTAAAAATAAATACCACATCAGACCAGCGTCCAAGATATGGTTTTACACTCGATAACGGAAAACGAGTAATGCCATTTATACATCAATTGGTAGCACAGGCATTCATTCCAAACCCTGAAGGACTACCAAACGTTAAACATATTGATGGTAACAAATCAAATAATTATGTTGGAAATTTACGGTGGTCTAAGTAATGGCACAAAGAAGAATGTTTAGTAAAAAAATTGTAGAAACAGATTTCTTTATGGAAATGTCACCAACAGCAAAATTACTCTATTTTTACCTAAATATGAGTGCTGATGATGATGGTTTCGTTGGAAATCCTAAAACAATTAAATTGATTAGTGGAGCTACTGATGATGACTTGAAAATACTTATTGCTAAACAGTTTATCATCCCGTTTGATAGTGGAGTCATTGTAATCAAAGACTGGAAGATTCACAATTACATCCAAAAGGACAGATACAATCAAACTCAATATTTAGATGAAAAAAAGCAACTTTTAGTTGAAGAAAACGGAACGTATACAAAATGTATACAAGATGTGTCCAGTTTGGATACACAGGTAAGGTTAGGTAAGAGTAAGGATAGGTTAGGTAAGAGTAATAATACTATGTCAGATAAATCTGACGATGTTATTCCTTATTCTGAAATCATTTCTTACTTGAATGAAAAAACAGGGCGAAGCTTTAGAACCACCGAAGCTCACAAGCGTTTTATCAAAGCGAGGTGGAACGAGGATTATAAACTAGATGACTTTAAGAGGGTCGTTGATAATAAAGTTGCTGACTGGACAGGTAAAACAATAAACGGTCAACCAGCAGAAAAATACTTACAACCTTCAACGCTGTTTGGAACGAAGTTTGATAATTACCTTAACCAGGCACCAATGCACCAAGAACAAGCACAGCCTTATGATGATCTTGAATTGCCATTTTAGGAGGAAGAAATGGAAAGTATCGGAGATGTTATCGGAAAATTTGTTGATATGGATAAATTTAATGCAATGGCTGACAAAGTTATCGCTCGTCCAGAAATAGAAAAATTCATTTCAGATAATAACATGACTAGCAACGAAGTTTCAAAAAGTTATTCTAAATTCTACGAATACCTTAAAGAGAAAAATAAATTTGAGAATAACGAAAAAACAACAATGAACGGGCATGAACCATTTTTGATTATGAACTGTGGTTATGCCGATGTTGTCTATCGTGAGACTGAAGAAGTGATTAAACGCAGAAAAAAAGCTGAGTTTGTCAAAAGGCTTAATCGCAATAGCATTGTGAGAGATATGACAATAAAAAAAGCAAGTTTTGAAAATTTTAATGCAGCAACTGACGAAGAAAAAAGAGCTTTGGCATTCGCAAAAGAAGTATCTGAATATTATTATACTGGCGGTGAGGGAAATACTGTAGTAAGCGGGCCAGCAGGAACAGGTAAAAGTCACCTAGCCATGAGCATCTTAAAAGATTGTTTGCAGCATACTGATTTAACCGTTATTTTTGCAAGTTGGTCAGAGGTTCTTCACTTAATCAAAGATAGTTTTGATAATAAAGACAGCTTTTATTCAACTGAATACTTCATGGAAGTTTTTAGAAATACTGACTTATTAGTTATTGATGATATTGGAAGTGAAAAAATAACAGAATGGTCCATGTCTTTACTGACAGAAGTTTTGGATGCAAGGACTAAGACTATTATTACCACTAACCTAAAAAGTGACGAAATAAGAAAAAAATATCATAACAGGACATATAGCCGTTTGTTCAGAGGTATTGGAAAAAAAGCATTCAATTTTGAAAACATTAAAGATAAGCGTGTTAGTCAATTGCCATTCTAGGAGAAGCAATGAAAACAATAATCATTGAGCAGTGGGAAAACGAACATTACCCACTTGGAAGAATTAAAAAGCAGAAATTGGCAGAGAAATCTGAGCATGAGATTATTTTTATCCTTAATCGCATGGCTCAGATGCCTGCAATTACTAGATTTGGAGAAGAAAATGAAATTTCTTGATTTATTTGCCGGCATTGGTGGATTTAGACTTGGGCTTGAGCAAGCCGGACATGAATGTGTAGGCTTTTGTGAAATTGATAAGTTTGCACGGCAGAGTTATAAAGCCATTCACAACACAGAAGGAGAACGAGAATATCATGACATTACAACAGTCAGCAATGAAGAGTGGAGAACCTTACGTGGAACAGTTGAGCTTATTTGCGGAGGATTCCCTTGCCAAGCTTTCTCCATCGCAGGTAAAAGAAAAGGATTCCTTGATGAAACTCGTGGAACGCTATTCTTCGAGATTGCCAGAGCGGCTGAACAAATCAAACCACGGACTTTATTCCTTGAAAACGTTAGAGGGCTTTTATCTCACGACAAAGGGCGAACTTTTAGAACTATCATATCCACCCTTGATGAATTGGGGTACGATGCAGAATGGCAGATACTTAACAGCAAAAATTTCGGAGTTCCACAAAACCGAGAACGTGTGTTCATTATCGGACATCTTAGAGGAGAACGTGGACGAGAAGTATTTCCTATCAGAGGAGAAAACACAGGGGCTATTAAGCGTGTAGTAAATGGCAGAGAAACACACGGTCATTCAACTTATGATGTTTTTGGAACTGATGGAATATCTCCAACGTTGAAAACTATGCAAGGTGGGAACTTACAGCCAAAAATAGTTGTAAATATTAATCCAAGTGGAAATGGTATTAATGGCAATGTTTATGATTCCGAAAGATTAGCGCCTACCCTTACAACAAATAAAGGCGAAGGGCCAAAGATTGCAATCAGAGTTAAAGAAGCAACAAAGCAGGGATTTGCAGTGGCTGAATTAGGCGATAGTATCAACTTTTCTGTTCCAAATAGTAAAACAAGACGTGGACGAGTTGGCAAACAGGTCGCTCAAACATTAGATACCTCTTGTAATCAAGCAGTGGTAGTAAAAAACCCATTAAAAGGTAAAACAAATAATGGTTGGCATTTTGAACAAAATGTTTTTGATGTTGAAGGTTTAGCAAGAACATTAAAAGCTGCTGGTGGAAGTGGAAATATTCCTAAAATTATTCAAAAGCCAAGAGGTTTTAATAAAGGCGGAGAGCATGAAGTTGTACCAACATTATCATCTAATTCTTGGCACGAAAATAATTTGTTGAAATCTGGAATCGGAATTAGAAAGCTGACACCTCGTGAATGTTGGCGACTGCAAGGCTTTCCTGATTGGGCTTTTAATAAGGCACAGGAAGTAAATTCAAATAGTCAACTTTACAAGCAAGCTGGTAACAGCGTGACAGTACCAGTTATTTACGAGATAGCAAGGAGAATCAAGTGAAGTTTGAAATAGCAATGGAGCCAATGGCAAGCCCAAGACCTAGATTTAGCAGTAAAGGCGAATTTGTAAAAGCTTATATGCCTAAGGAATACATGGCTTGGAAAGCACAACTCTTATTCAAATGGAAATTGCTGAAATTGAAACAGGAAGTTTCAGGAAAACCACTATTTGTTAAATTGGGCTTCTATCTTGAGCCACCAATAGCAGTATCAAAAGTAAAAAAGAATCTAGCAGTACTTGAAGCAGAAACAATGCCAGTGGTTAAAAAGCCAGATATTGATAATTTGCAGAAATCTGTACTTGATGCACTAAACAAGCACGCATGGCCAGATGATAATCAAATCAGTGACATCTACGCTAAGAAGCGCTACAGCTTGCGACCACGGATAGAAATTGAAGTTACAGAAGTAGAATAGTTCTAATTCATGAAAATTACGGTTACGTTGAGCGCTTAAATCATTTCATGGATGATTTATCACGAACAAGCTAAAAGTGCTTAGAAGCTAAAATATGAGGTTTTAAATATGGCATATTACGACACAAGAAATGAAGCTAGGAGAATCAGCAAGCTTGCTAGTCAAAATATATCGAGTGAGCAAACTAAAAAAGAATTTGAATTAGATAGCCAAAGCAAATTTAATCAGGAAATGCAGGCTGAGTTTCACGAAAGAATTAAAAAATTAGGAGGAAAAAATGAGTGAAACAGAGAAAACGAAAGGATATTCTTTGTTTGTTGACGGAAAATTAGTGGCAAAAGGGTCGCGTGAAAGTTTTTCGGCTAAGTACGGAGTATCGTTGGCAACGGTAGATACTTGGGTTAGAAAAGGGAGATTGCCATTGCGTGAAAGAATGGTATTAAAACACGCAGTGCCGTTCGGATACGAAAACTCTGATGAAGTACCAATGGTCAGAAAAAGTCCGGGTAAAAAAGGAATTGCTAAAAAAGTTTATTCTGTCTATCAATCAGGGCATTTACTAGGAACGGGGACAGCAGACGAACTCGCAGAACAATTTCATGTTAAAAAGCAAAACGTTTATTTTTGGCTCTCTAAAGGAAAACTAGATTATGACCAAATTGGAACTGTGAAATATGCCATTTTTAACGAAACAGAAACTAAAAAACGTTTTCCCCAACTTGACACGCAAGGAAATTCTGATTTAAGCCTAGATGAGCGTAAAGAAAAAGAACGTAGAAAGCACGAAACAAAAGAAGAACGTAGATTGCGAAGAAATATCAGAGCGCAAATGGCAATCGAAGCCATGCAAAAAAATGAATTTTGAGGACACAAAAAATGACAAATTTATATGATGAAACAGTCACGATTTTAGAAAGCCACGGTAAAACAATTGCCGATATTGAATATATTGGTAGTTCAGAGACAAAAATTAATACAAACAAAGCACTCGAATTGATGAAAAAAACGAACTATTATGGTGGTTTTGGTGGTCAAGAAATAGCAGAAAACCTAATGATTAAAGGGAATGGTTTCATCATGATACGAGGGGAATATGATGGCTCTGAATGGTGGGATTATATGCAACCAGACCCATCTTTACCGCAAGTAGATACAGATGTTAAAGTTTCGAAGCCAACATAGGCTGGGAAAGCTTAGAGGAAATTAACGGATTGGAGGACACGAAAAATGACTAAGACGTTCGAAGAAGAATTTAACTATTTGATTGAATTATCTGGGAAAGTATTAATTGGGCAAGTAGATGCTGAAGCATTTGAAAAAAACAGAATTGCATTTTTTGAAAAGTATGAAACAGACCAACAGCAAGCCCTGCCAGTCGTGCCTGAGTGTGTGGCGATAGCTATTGAAAGTACACCGGATGATTACTCAGCGTTCGAAGCACTCGACTTAATTAAATCAAAAGTTGAAACACTTACTGAAGAAAATAAAGATTGGTTAAAAGTCTACAATTGGCTTTGTGAAGGTATTGAGAATCAAGACATTTTCGCTCTAGCATTTATCACTCGCAAATATCAAGTCGAAAAACCGCAGCTGTTCTATTTGAAGAATAAGCTGACGACGAGTTACTTGGCGCTAGATATCAACACTGGTTACTATGAACATTGGGGAGAAGAGATAATTCCAAAGTTGCTGAATAAACAAGGATATAAAACATCCTTTACCAAGCAAGAAATCGACAGCATGCAAACTGGGAGCTATGAACAGATTGAGGTGGTGGAATGAGCGAGAAAAAATATTTTATTATTTTGCCTGATTTATGTAAGCCTAAAGATGGGATTCAAGGATTTAGTTATTGGAATGATTATTATGGATTTCAGTTCGCTTTAAGTATAGATGAGGCGAAACCAGATTCAAAATGTTTCACAGAAAAAGAAATCAAGTCAATTGATGAGCGTTACTGGCAGTTTGCTGTGCCTGTGGAGGACGGAGAATGAAAAGACAATTTGTAAAACTAAATAAAAATGCGACACTTCCAGAACGAGCGACAGAACACAGCGCAGGTTATGACATTTCAGCAAGTGAAACAGTTACGATTCAACCTGATGAAATTAAAATGGTAAGCACTGGGCTAGCTGTTCAACTCGGACATGACGAAGTACTGAAATTATATGACCGCTCAAGCAATCCAGTTAAGCGTGGCATTGCATTGATTAATTCAGTAGGAATTATCGATTCAGATTATTATCCTAATGAATTCAAAGGCTTGTTTATGAATATCTCAAAAGAGCCTGTAACGATTGCTAAAGGACAACGAATTATGCAAGGTGTATTTGTCAAATACCTTACAACAGACGATGACAACGCAAACGGAAAGCGTACGGGTGGATTTGGTAGCACTGGGGAGGTGTGAGAATGACTGAAATTTCAGGAAAAAGCATGGAAGAAATCTATAGAGAAGAAGCTAGAAGATATAAAGAGTCGATAGAAAAAGGCCGTGTGTATAGTGAATCAGAAGATATTTTAACTGGTAATTTTGATAAAAGCGAATCTTTGACTGTCACAATGCCTATGGAAGAATTTGACAAGCTGAAAAAGCTGGCACTTTCAGCTCACACTGACAAACTTTCGGTTGAAAAACTCCAAGAACAGCTTAACACTGCGAAAAAGGCATTGAAGAACATTTATACTCAACCTGAAGATGATGAAATTATTAGTATTGAGGAGTACCCATCGCAAATTAGATATTATGCTAAACAAGCACTCGCAGCGATTGGAGGGGATGATGAGTTGTAATCAATGTAAAAGTGAATATTATATGAGGGTTGTGCAATATGCTAGACCATTGCTACAGCCACTTACACCAGAACAAGCAGTTATGGATAGTTTGCATGAAATGACGGGGAAAAGGTTTTATAGAATTTATCCAAAATTTTGTCCAATGTGTGGTGAAAAAATTGAAGGGAGCGGCGATGAGTGAATTAGAAAAAGCTAAACAAGAAGTAGAACAAGTTTGCTTTGCTTATGATAAAGCTGGCGATACAGGCGATATAAAAGACTGGAAAGAATTCTACGATTTAGAGAATAAATTAATAGAGAAAGTCAAAATTGCCAACCAACCCCAGCTCACGATTCCGAAAAGCGTTGCGGATTTACTTGATAAGTTTATCGAGTTTGTTTTTGAAGATATAGGTCATGAGGAATGGTGGATTCAAGAAAATGGGCTTATTGAGTGGTTTAGTAAAACCCCTAATTGCTATATAAAAGATGCCTACCTCGCAGGCAAAGCCCTCGGAGTTGATTTAGTGAAAGTGGTGGAGGGATGAAAGAGAGAATTATTGTTCCAGAATTAGAAGAGCGCAATAAAATGCGGGAAATACTTGAACAAATTCTTAACGAAGATGTTTATGATCTTGCACCAGAGGATGAACCTGATATTCTTGAAAATTTGAGAGAAAACTTAAAGTTAATCGGTCAAGATATTTTCAAGAAACATTCTATTCAAGAGTACAGAAAACGTGTAACTCGTGAATTTTTCAAAAGAATCCATAAAGAAAATGAAGATATAGAGAACATTTGTTTTTGTTTAGAAGGATATTTTGAAGAAGAATTCGATGAAGAGTTATTTGCAGATGAGGAGCAAGAATGACCGACAAACTAATATCGCTGGTCAATGAATGGTGGGGAGGGATTGAATGAAACTAATGTGTAAGCTGTTCGGGCATAAGTGGACGTTTGAAGATAAAAAATTGCTTCTATTGCCATATGGAAAGCATCACTGTGAGCGTTGCGGATTGCTATATAAATATAACGAATCAGAGCCTGATACATACGTTAAATGGTTTGATAAACATATGTATTGAACGCAAAAAAAAGCTCAAGCTGACCAAGCTTGAGCGAAATACTGAACAATATTGCGAAGTTTATTTTTGGTCTTAAATATTATAGCACACAGAACAATAATTCATACCAAAATAAAAAAACCGAACTGACCAGGCTCGAGTTATATGTTCTAGGTTTAAATTTTATTCTTAAAATTTAGGTCTACTACATTATACCATAATAAAAATAAGTTATAACAAAAAAGCTCGAGTTGACCAAGCTCGAGCGAAATACGAATTAACAACTTATTATAATATTTTTGGTCAGCTATATTATATCACATACTGAGCTAGGAACTCGCTAAACTCAACTGGAGGAGAATAAAATGGAAATCTATTTCAAAACTGAAGAGAACACTGCTTTCTTTTCGACTAATAGAAATCAAATAGTTGAACTTCGAGGGTTAACTGTAGATGAAGTCGAAAAAACAATAAAGTTCTACAATGATTTAAAAGCTGCAAAAGAATAGAAAAAAAGCCCGCTGGCAACGGGCTTTACAAACGATTTATTCTAATACTATTATAACATAACAGGAGTTAGAATATGACACAAGAATTGACGAAAGCGCAATGGCACGATGTTCGAATGACGCTAAGAATTATCATTCGCAATAAGAAGAATGCCAAACAATCTCAGCTTATCAATGAAGCATTAGATAATATTAAAGATGAAGATGATCGTAAGATATTCAAACGATACTACATTGATGGCTGGGGAATCATTAAGATTACAATGAATATGTATTACTCAAAGACTGCAGTCATTGCTAGGAATAATAAAGCAACGCAGCAGTTTGCTGAGAAATATGACGGTGGTCATTTACTTAAGATGTTTCATGAATAATATAAAGAACGCTACTTTTTCGTAGCGTTTTTGTTTTACGATTGAATCATGATAGATGTAAGTACACCAAAGGCAAGGCACAGGTTCTATTGCTCAGGAGCTTGGAGACATATGAGAGAACAGATACTCAAGCGTGATAACAATGAATGTCAATGGTGCAAAGCAGAAGGCAGGGTGACAACGGCTAAGACAGCGACACTAGAGATAGATCATATCAAGGAACTTGAGTATCATCCAGAGCTTGCACTAGAGCCTAGTAACCTGCGTACCTTGTGTCACGACTGCCACAACAAGAGGCATGACAGACACAGATACAAGCAGTTTGATGATGAAACTTTTGAATTCTGATTTTATTGTTCGGAAATTACAGAAAAATAATTAAAATATACCCCCGGATCTAAAATAATTGGGTCTATTTCCAAATTTACCACAGACCGGTTGGGGTCTTTTAACCAAATATAAAGCCATTTTTTTGAAGGGGGGGTAACCATGGCAAAAAGCAAACTTGAAATAGAATTATTAGGGCTAATTAATGAAAAATCAGCTTCAGAAATCGAAAAGGTTGAGAGATATTGTAGTTTGGTTAGAATATCCAGAAACCTTGATAAATCTATTTCTAAAGATGGAACAATGATAAAAGTCATTAATGGTAATCAAGAATTTTTGAAACCAAACCCTGCCATTTCTGAGAAAGTAAAAATTAATACAGCTCTTATAAAATTGGATGAATTTTTCGAGGAGAAACGAGCCGAAAAGGGCAAAAATATTGATTTTAATGAGGAAGATTTATATGCTGATTAAATATGTCAGTGATTATATCAATTCTTATCATGCTCAAAAAGTAAAACTTAACAAGGAACGTATAGAACTTGTTGAATATATCGCTAGAGAAATTGAACCTCGTCTTGAAAGAAAAGAGATTTACTTTGATGAAAGCCAAATAAATAAATGTATCAGATATATCGAAACATTTTATTTTAAATTAGAGGACTTTCAAAAATTTATTATTAGTTTCATTTTTTTATTTTGGAGCGACGGCGAGGATATTGTTTTTGAGCAATTTCTAATCATGATGGGTCGCGGTGGCGGTAAGAATGGATTAATTTCTGGGGTTTCAAACTATCTTCAAACACCCATGCATGGAATCCCAAAATATCATATATCATTAGTGGCCAACAGCGAGGAACAGGCTAAGACAAGCTTTGAAGAAATCTTTGATACGATCGAACTTAATGAAAAACTCCAAAAGATGTTTATTTGGGGGAAAAAGGAAATAAGAAATCGCAAGACACAATCAATTATTCGCTATAAAACTAGCAATGGCAATACAAAAGATGGTCTAAGAGATGGAGCGGTTATTTTTGATGAGATTCATCAATACGAGGATCATAAGGTAACAGATGTTTATGTTTCGGGACTTGGTAAAGTTGCTAATCCACGAGAATTTTACATAGGGACAGATGGATTTGTCCGCGAGGGATTTATTGATGAAATGAAGGAATTAGCTCAAAAAGTACTCAAAGGAGATGCTGATTTTGATGAATTATTTCCTTTTATTTGCAAACTGAACGATGAGCAAGAAGTCGATGATCCAACAAATTGGGAAATGGCTAATCCTATGTTTACTCTTCCAATGAGCAGTTATGCGAAAAGATTGTATAAAAAGGTTACAAAGCAATATAAAAAACTGGAAGTAAATCCGAGTGGGCGTGATGAATTTATGACCAAACGTATGAATTTGCCGGTTACTGACATCGAAAGAAGCGTGGCAACATACGAAGAATTAAAAGCAACTAAAAAAGAGTTTCCAGAATTAAGAAATCTACCTGCGGTTGGAGGATTTGACTTTGCCTCTACTCGTGACTTTATCGCAGTTGGTGCATTATTTAAGGTTGATGGGGATTATGTTTTCAAATCTCATTCATTTGTTCGTAAAGAATTTGTCGATAGGATATATAGCTATTCAAAACCAAATGAAAATGTTAATGGTAAGCGACGATTTGCTCCGATTAGACAATGGGAAGACGAGGGATTGCTCACAGTATTAGATGAACCGTCAATGGATGCACAGCACGTTGTAGACTGGTTTGTTCGTATGCGTGATGAAGAAGGTTATGAATTCCAAACTATTTGTGGAGACGGCTATAAAATGAGGGAGTATTTACAACCTAAATTTGAAGAAGCTGGGTTTGAAGTCTCTTGGAATGGCAAATTTGAAGAACCTCTCGGTTACCGTGTGGAAGTTATTCGCAACTTTAGGGCTATTGATGCGCAGTTATCAACCGTAATCGAGGATAGTTTCGCCAATCAAAAAATTAACTTTGGGGATAATGACATGATGCGTTGGTACACAAATAATGTACTTAGACATTTGAAAAAAGATGGAAATGTGGAATATATCAAAAAAGAAGATGTCAGACGAAAAACAGATGGATTTAAAGCTTTTGAAGCAGCGATGTTCAAGGCTGATTTATTAAATGAAGCAGATACAACTGATTTCTATGATAATTTGGGTTGGTTTATGGGATAAACGATACTTTTTGAGAGTAAAAATCTAGCATAATTCATATTGTAGAGGAGTGAGCAATAAAATATTAGTAATGTGGTGCGATAACCCTCAAATAAAGCTGTCAGAAATGGCGGCTTTTATTTATAAAAACGCTACTTTTTCGCCCTACTTTTCCATTAAACTTGAATTAAAAGTACGGAAAGGAGAAAATGTGGGACTATTTTCAGACATTTGGTCATCTGTAAAAGATAAATTAAGTACAACAGATTTAACTGGGTATGACGCATTATTTAATGCACAAGTCACGCTTGGTATTAAGAATGCTGCTTTAGAATCTTGTGTTTCTTACTTAGCAAGAACTGTTTCTAAAGGTAAATTTGTATTTAAAAACGAAAGCTCAATTACAGATTCTAAATTTGATTATGCTTTAAATATGAGACCGAATCCTAACCAAACAGCTAGTGAATTCAAAGTTTCAATGATAAAAAAGCTGTTAAATGGTGAGTTATTAGTTATACAGGATGATGATCAGTTCTATATTGCTGATAATTTTGTAACAAACTATTCGCTTGACGGGAACACATACACGGGAGTGACAGTTAACTTCTCCAATAGCAAAGCTTCTAATGCTCCTAATTCTGGACCATACGCTCAAAAATATTTTAATAGAACCTTTATTCAAGGAGTGGATTGTTTTCACTTAGATAATGACAATATTGGTATAAAAAAATATGTTGATAGTCTATGGGATGATTATGGGAAATTATTTGGAATCTTAATTGCTAATCAGCTCCGTGTAGGGCAAGTTAGAGCAAAAATTAGCATTCCAGTTAACAGCAAGCTTGAAGATAATGAGAGAAAAAAATTGCAGCAGCAGTATGCAACAACTTTATACGACAAAATGATGAATGATCCAGTGGTATTTATTCCTGCCGACGATAAAGCAAAATCTTCGTATGATGAAATTTCTTCTAGCAAGTCCGCAACACTACAAAATCAGATTACTGACTTTTGGTCTTTAAAAAAAGTTTTTATTGGAGAAGTAGCAGGGTTGCTTGGAATTCCTCCGGCATTAGTGCTTGGAGAAACTGCTAATAATTCTGAAAACTTGGATTTAGTAATTGAATCCGCAGTGATTCCACTCGGAAACAAATTATCAGAAGGATTTGCAAGTATTTTAATTAAAAAATCAGGATATTCAGTTGGTAATACCCTACAAATGACTGGATTTAAAACAATTAACATCCTTGATAGGGCTGATGCAATTGATAAAGCAGGGTCTAGTGGTGTTATAAAAGTCAATGAAGTTCGCGAGGCTGCCAATTTACCACCAACAGAAGATGGTGACAGATTTATTATGACTAAAAATTATGAAGAGAAAGGAAAAAATAGTGAAGACACTTAAGTTTAATGGCGTAGTTGCCGATAACGATTATGAAGAAGTGTATGACTGGTTTGGTATGGAATGCATCACCCCTCAAAAAGTTACCGACTTCTTAAATGAGGCAAATGGAGAAGATGTTACCATTCAAATTAACTCTGGAGGTGGTTCTGTATTTGCTGGGAGTGAGATTTTCACAGATTTAAGCAAGTATCAAGGTAAAGTTATTGCTGAAATCTCTGGTCTTTGTGCAAGTGCTGCGACATTCCCACTTTTAGCAGCTGATAGGGTGGCGATAACTCCCATCGGTCAAGTTATGATTCATAACGTATCAATGGTTCAACAAGGCGACTATAGAGATATGGCTTCAAGCTCGGATTATTTATTGGGGTCAAGTGGAAATTTAGCAAATCTCTATGCTGACCGAATGAACATTTCAGCAGAGGAAGCTCAAAAATTAATGGACAACGAAACTTGGTTTAATGCAAAACAAGCTGTTGAATCGGGAATAGTTGATGAAATTCTTTTTGAAAATAATCAATCTGTTCAAATGGTTGCAAGTTTCTCACCAATGTTATCACCTGATAAGATTAACCAATTTAAAAACATGATTAAAGGAGATGACAAGAAAAATCACACGATTGATATTGCTCTTGGCAAGAAACAAATGGATTCAATTAGTAAATTAATTGATGAAAAAATATCTGAAGTAAAAGCAGAATTTGAAGCTGATAACTCGGCAGAAAAGCCACTTAAAAATCAAAAATTTAAACCACTTTTCCTAGGAGGAATTAAATAATGGACTACACAAAATTACCTAATTACACAGCAGCTGTTGGAAAATATACAGATGCAGTTGCTAATGGAGCCGATGAAAAAGAACAACAAAAATTATTTGCAAAGTCTATGGAAGTCATGGGGACTGAAATTGTTGAAAATCTTGCTGATCAAACAAACGAAAAAATTAACTCTCTAATGTCATCTCGTTCTGCTGAAGTAATGTCAGCAGAAGAAACAAAATTCTTTAACGATATTACTTCTGGTGTTGGAAATGTAGAAAAAACCTTGCCTCTTGAAATTATCAATCAAGTTTTTGACGAATTGACTTATGCTCATCCGTTGCTTGATATTATCAATTTCCAAGATATGGGGCTTCGAACTAAAGCGATTACCTCTGATGGTATCTATAATGGTGGAACAGCAGTATGGGGAACTTTTGCTGGTGATATTCAAGGTAAATTAAATCAAAACTTTGGAGAACACGATTTTTCTCAAAATAAACTTACAGCATTTACTGTTATTCCTAAAGATGCCCTTGATTATAGCTATGATTGGTTGAAAACCTTTATCATCTTACAATTATCAGAATCTATTGCAGTTGCTCTTGAAGCGGCTTTGGTTAATGGTGATGGCAATAACAAACCCGTTGGTTTGATTAAAGATGCTACCGTTGTCAATGGGACTACTACATATGGAGACAAAACAGTATCTGCCGACCTTTCGCCACTTGCTGCTTTAGAAAACTCTCAAGACGTTTCGCGACAAGCTGCTAAAATTCTAGCACCTATTATGAAAAAAATGTCAGTTAGTGAAAAAGGGGTTCCGCTAAATATTGCTGGACAAGCAAAAATTTTGGTTAATCCTCAAGATTATTACAATTTCACTGCGATGTTCTTATATTTGAATGCTAATGGAGTATGGGTTGATATCTTACCTTTCAATATTGCTGTGGTTCAATCAATGGCAGTTCCTGTTGGTAAAGGGATTGTATTTGTCGCAAATCGATACAATGCTTATCGCGGAAAAATGACAATGCAAGAATTTGACCAAACACTTGCTCTTGAAGATCTTCAACTTTATACAACTAAATCATTCTACTGGGGCAAACCAAAAGATAACAATGCTTCAGCACTTGTTACAATTGCCGCTGTTCCTAAAGGATAAGAGGTAGCTCATGAAACTTAAAGCAAATGCAGTTTTTGATGATGTAAAAGAAAATGTGCGTCGTGATGTCGGCGAAATTTTTGAAGCAACTGCAACTAGGTTCAAGGAGCTTGAAAAAAAGCTCCCTGGCTTTGTTGAAAAATTGGAGGGTGACGAAGAAGAATAGGAGGAGTTTATGGCTGACGCTAAAACTTGGGCCACTAGTAACCTTAGTTCATTTAAACAAAGAATGAGAATTAGTACTGAGGATTCGGATGAGTTGGCTAACTTAACTGATATGCTCACAGCCTCGTACACTTCAATTCTACGATTGATTGGAGTATCTGATGCGAGTGATCCAGAAGTTAAGGAATTAATTTTCGAACGTTCGCGTTATACATACAATGATGCGCTAGATGAATTCAAAGAGAATTATAAGCAAAATATCCGTGACGTTTTTCTAGCTAATCAACCTACTGATGATGTAGGAGAGACACAATGATTAAATCGCAAAAACTACTTAAGTCATCTAATCGTACAAATAACGGAACGATGCGGACTAAAGTTACATTTCAAGGAGTAGGGCTTGATACGTCATTCGACGGGAGAGGCGGTGATCCTATTGTTCTTTTTAAAACCTACGCAGATCTTTACTCCCCTAGCAATAAAGATTTAACAATCTTGGGGAATCAAAATGTTAAGAATGGAGCAACAATAAAAATTCGTGATCCCTTAACGAGTTATCAACCCAAAAACGATGACAAAGTTATTATTGATGACCCTAGATATTCAGGTCAGGTTTGGGGAATAGTTGATATTCAGCCTGATTTTCATGACCGAACTTTCTTGAAAATAATTCTAGGAGGGATGAATCTTAATGAGTAGTTCAATGACAATCAAAGGGTTTGAAGAAATTGAAGCAAAACTAAGAGAAAAGTTTAGTGAAACTCGTGTGAAGAAGATAGAAAGTGATGCACTTAAAGCAGCTGCGGATGAAGCTGTAGTTGATTTAAAGAGTACCCTTTCTCAATTTGCGAATTCTGGTGATACAGTAGCTGGTGTTGTTCGAGGAAATGTTTCTAGAACATCAGGATTCCCCGTCATAAAGATAGGTAACAATGGTAAGCATTGGAGACTTGTTCATCTTGAAAATAATGGTTTTGTCAGAAATGGTAAATCATATCGTTATAAAAGTTTTGGTGCTTTACAAAGATTTTCAAATGCACAAGGGAGTAAGTTTGTAGAATCAGCCCAAAAGAATTTAAAGGAGTTGCTAAAATGAACGATATGCTAAATGAAATTATGCAAGTGTTAGCTACTGACTCTGATATTCTATCAATTCAAAAAACGGGTGGATTTAAAAGTTATTCTAGGTATGAAAATTTATCAGGAAGTTTGACAAGTATAACGGTTATACCTGTCGGCCCACCAGAACAAACTGCGGTAGGAAGCAACGATTCATTCGCTAAACATTTTGTATATCAGGTCAGCATTGAGGCAACTAATCGAATGGAAAGCAAGGAGCTTCAAAGAAAAGTTGAAAATATTCTCAAAACAAAAGGGTTCTTTCAGATGAATGGTGGCCTTGATGAATATTTTGAAGAAACAAAAAGATATGTGGATGCTCGATTTTATGAAGGCAACAGTAATCTTTACGAAAATTATTGAAAATAAGGAGAAAAAACAATGTCAGTACCTATTGGTTTTAAACGTTTAACAATTCGTGTAAAAGATGGTAAAGATCCAGTTCTTGGGACAAATCAGTTTGTTATCGAAGGAAAAAAAGATAATGGTGGGATGGTTTCCGCTAAAGTATCAGGATTAGCGGTTGATGCCGTAAAATCTTATTCTTCAAATAAAGTATACTCCATTTCAGGAAAAGGAGTTGGAGATGGTAAAGTTGATTTCGATATCATGGACTTCCCTGAAAAAATTAAAAATGCAGTGCTTGGAATTGTTGCATCTACTAATGGTGTATACAAAGCTACTGCAGATCGCACTTCTCCATATTGCTCGATTCTATTGGAAGATGTAACACCTCAAGGTCATCCGTATTTAATGGCATTTGTAGACGGAATGTTCTCTTCTGATGGTCTTGAGTTTAATACAGTACAAGGTAAACAAAGTGAACTTCCATCAGAAGCCATCAGTTTTGCGATTGGTTCTGATGATAATGGTTTGTATTACTCTACTTTTGTTGGAACAGGAACATCTACTGATGCAGCTGGTATTACAGAGATTAAAACTGATGCTTTAATGGTAGCAGCACCTGCAGGAGGTGAGTAATAAATGACTAAGTTGTCAATTACTCTTCGTGATAAAGATGGTGAGTTTACTGTTACTCAAGAACATGTTAGCGGTCAAAAACTTCTTGATTATTGGGATATGGCAGTTGAAATTGAAAAAAACGTTGATAAGATGTCTATTTCAGACGTTTATAAAAAACGTATTAATTTCATTGCTGGTTTATTCGATAGTTCAAAGGTAACAGAAGAATCAATTTTGGCAAGTGTACCTGCTTGGGGATTGCAAAATTTCATTAAAGATGTTTTTGAAACGATTACTGGTTCAAAAGAAGTTACGGGTGACGAAAAAAAGGAACAATGACAGTCTCAGAAGCTCGTTCTGAATTTCTAGACTTTGTAAAAACGCTAGTATCGACTGGTTCATATACTTTGGCAGATATCCTTAGTAATGACTTTTCTACAGTTGTTTCTGTGATTGGTGCAAAAATTATATCAAATGATGGTAGCGTAGATGAGCCTAAACAAGAAAAAGTGTTATCGCTTTGGGAATTTGGGCAGTCATTAAAATAAAAATAGCTCTTATGAGCTGTTTTTTTAGTTTTGTTTTAGGTAACGCTTGCAATATATTATTTTAAAAGAGTATAATGAATTATAAAAATAAGGAGAAAATTATGAAAAGACTATCAATTTTTTTATTTAGCTTTGGTATTTTGTTATTGACTTTGTCAGCATGTGGTAATACTTCAAGCAATAAAACTGAATATGCAGATAAAGCATTTATATCAGATCTTGCTCGCGGACTCGAAAATAGGTGGAAAGATGCAGATGAATTAGATAAGATAAAAGATCCCAGCAACTCACAAACTAAGGAATATTATAATAAATTCATAAAAGATGAGTTGGATGCTATAAGTTCATACAAAGATAAAAAATTTAAAGACTCAAAGTTGCACGCTCTAGTTTTACAGTATCTCAATGTTTTAGATGATTCAAAAAAATCAATTAATTCAATAAATACATTAGAGGGAATGAAAAAATGGAGTGATGCTTATAATTCTAGAACAAAATTACTAGTAGATTTTAAAAATAATTATCATTTAAAAGTTGACGCGAAATATAAGTCTTATCTTTCTGACTTAGAAAAAGATGGACAAAAAGCAGTTAAAAATGATGAAGTAAAGGAAAAAATAACTGCATTAGTAAATGGAATAGTATTTAGTTATAAAGCTCAGGAATATGATGATACTTATAAAAAATATGAAGCTACTGTAGAAAATACCACAGGTTCCGATATATCTAGTTTTAGTGGACAAGTAAATCTTGTCGATTCAAACGGTGTTACAGTTGGAGATGCTTACATTTCTGCTCAAAACTGGAAATCTGGTTCAAAGGTTCTCTTTGATTTTACAACAGATAAAACATTTGATAAAACAGTTATTACTCCAGAATATACATTAGCCGATCAGTAAATAGAAAACCTTGTTTAACACTTTCTTATATACATTAATTAAAAAACGCTACTTTTTAAGGGCGTTTTTTGTTTATCCTTGAATTAACGATAAAAGTTCAAGGAGAAAGCAATGGCAGATACACCTTTAGGGAAAATGATAATTGAAATGGGTTTTGATGATTCCAGCTTTGCAAATGGCGTTACCGGGGTTAGCAAGCAATTATCCGCCTTAAAAAATGATTTAAAAACTTCTCAAACATCATTTTCAACATTTGGGAAAGGTGTTGACGGAGTTAAAAGTCCAATGGAAGTTCTAACAAAATCCATTGAGACACAAAAAAGACAATTAGATTTACTCAAAAAATCTTATGACGGTTCACTTGTTGATGGGAAAGCAAGCTCTAGTACTCAAAAATATGCGGCTGACATTTCAAGAGCAAGCGCTCAGATGGCTCAATTTAAATCACAGTTAAAGTTAGCAGCAGAGGAACAGTATAAACAAACATCTCTGTTACCTAAGCTATCGACAGGATTTCAAAAAGTAAGTGGTGGATTAAATTCGATTGCTTCTGTTTCTACTCCTGCTTCAGTAGCAGTCACTGCCGTATTTGCAAAAGGAATTCAAGCAGCAACTAATTTCAATGGTAAGATGACTGAAATCCAAGCTTTGTTATCAGATGGAACACCAGCAAAAGTTCTTTCTAAGCAAATGGATACTTTATCGGATAAATCTAAACAATGGGCTAGACAATACGGTATCGATACCTCATCTATCAATGATGGTATGGAAGAAATGATTAAGCGTGGTTATGATTTTAATCAAACCGTTGGGGCTATGCCAGCAGTATTAGATGCCTCAAGAGCCTCAGGGGAAGATTTCGGAACGGTAATGTCTGCGTCAACTGCCATTCTTGAACAGTTTGGTTTAAAGACTGAAGATACAGCATCCATGATGAAAAATACCCAACGTGTAACGGATAGTTTGACATTTGTAGCCAATAAAACATCTGCAGGATTTGAAGACATGGGAATAGCGATGGAATATGTCGGGCCCGTAGCTCACTCTTTAGGTATGAATGTTGAACAAGCCGCTGCTGCAGTAGGATTGCTTTCAAATAATGGTATCGAAGGTGAAAAAGCTGGTACATCACTTCGTGGTGCTCTATCTCGCTTGTTAAAACCTACTAAACAATCTTCGGCAGCTTTTGAAGAACTTGGCATTAATATCGATGAGTGGAAAAAAGGAAATATCGGTTTACCTGATATGCTCGATACCATTAAAAAACATACCGAAGGTATGACAGATGCAGAAAAAAGTTCATTAGTTGCTAAAGCGTTTGGTGTAGAAGCTCAAACAGGTATGAACGTGCTGATTAACCAAGGCGGAGATGCATTACGCAACTTAACCAAAGAAACTCAAAATGCAACTGGTTATACTAAAAAGCTCGCAGACCAAATGAATAATTCTGATAAGAATGCTTTTAATAAAGCTAAAGCGACTTTGGAAGTATTATCCATTGATTTAGGTCAAAAACTCTTACCTTCAATCATTCCAGTTGTTAAGGAAATAGATAATCTAGCAGGCTCATTTTCAAAACTAAGCCCAGAAACTCAACAATTCATCATTAAAATGGCAATAGCAGCGGCCGCAGTTGCTCCAACAGCGAAAGCTTTGAGTGGATTGACAAGTATTATTTCGGGAGTTACTGGAGGTTTGGCAAGAATCGGAGCAAAAGGAGCAGGCGAACTCGCACTTAGAGGAATTGCTACAGAAGCAGAAGGAGCAACCGCTGCGATAGCTGGGGGAGGCGGACTATCCGCTTCTCTTAGCGGAATCTCTCCAATATTAGCTGGTTTAAGTCCAGTGGCGGTTGGTGCATTAGGTGTAGCTGGTCTAGCGGGATTAATTATCGGCGTAAGCAAAGCTGTAGATGAAGCAAAAGATAGAGTTAAGTTCTTTGGTCAAGTTGAAGTTCCAAAAGAAACTGTTGATAAAATAGATGATTTTAGAGGAAGAATTGACAAAGCCAAGGTAGCAATGGAAGAGTTCGGTACCGGAAGCCAAAATTCAGCTCAAAAAGTTAAAGATGCTATCAATTCACTTTCCGAAGGAACAAAAGGTGATATTGACAAATCAACTAAAGAACTTGAAGATGCAATGAAACGAACAGGGTATACCGCTGAGCAAATTGCTGAAATGAAAAAAAGGGGTGAAAGTGCTAAGTCTGTTGTAGAAGCTGCTGCAAATGATATTTCACAAGTTTATATCAATGCCAACAAACGTGACGAAAAAAATAGAGCATTGACAGTTGATGAGCAAGCTCGTGTAAGTTCGAATATGAAAGTTATTTTTGAATCAGAAGCTGACGCACTTAAAATAACGGGTGATAAAAAGAATACTTTAATGAAGGCTCTCAATGGCGAGTTCAATAATATGTCTAAATCTCAAGCTCAACAAGTTATCAATGACATGCGAGGGATGAGAGAACAAGCAAATAAAGAATACGATCAGCAAGCCGCAGACCAAAAAAAATTGCTTGATGGTCACATTATCACTCAAGATACCTATAACGAAAATATGGCTGCTGCAGAGCAAGAACGTGTTGACAAACTAAGCAAATATGGAGTAGCTGTCGCTAAAGCCGAGGATGTAATCAGAGGGAATCTTAAATTAGGTGAAGCTGGTTACAAAGAGTGGCGTGAAAATGCTGAAGCAGAAATGGGTTTATATGGTGAATCATTTGATGAGGCTTTGGCTAAAGCTGGAGATGCAAGCAAGAAGTTAGGCGATAATGGCAAACTCTTAGCCAAATATACTACTGGTATGTCGGATGATGCAAAAAAGGCAAATGATGCATGGAACAGTATTATCTTTGACCCTAAAACTGGGGAAATTAAAACAAATGCTTCTGAAGTCATAGCAGAAGCTGTTAAATCTAAAGAAGGTTGGAATAATATGCAGTTCATCTTGAAGAACGCTAATTTAACAACGAATGCCAGATTTACAGTCGCAGAAGCTTTAATTGCAAGCGGGCAATGGGACCAGCTTTCTCCTGAGCAAAAGAATTTGGTTGTCAATAATCAACAGGGCTTGCTTGCTATAGCTGATAGTAGACAAAACATGAAAATTTGGAATGAAATGCCGGATTCTGTTAAGAAAATTCTTGGGGATAATAAAGATTTCTTACGAAATAAAGAAACGGCCCAACAAGCTTTAACTGGTTGGAATACACTTCCTGCTCAAACTAAAAAATTATTAGGTGATGATACCGACTTTTTGAGTAAAAAAGGAAACGCAGCTCAAGCATTGAATACGTGGAACTCTATGCCAGAAAATGTTAAAAAGCTTCTTGGTAATGATACTGATTTCCAAAACAAAAAAGGAGCAGCTGCTAGCGCATTAAAAGCATGGGATGCCATGCCTGAGAATGTTAAGAAAATGCTTGCTAATAACTTCGATGTACTAGCTAAAAAAGAAGGAGCTACTAATGCAATTCTGCAATGGAATAATTTGCCTGCAGATGCAAAAAAATTATTAGCAAGCAACCAAACGGCAAGTGGTGTTAATTCAGCTAATTCATGGATACAAAATAATTTCCTTGGGAAAACAGTAGATTTACTCGCGAACGATACTGACGCTAGAACTAAATATGACAATTTCATGAATCTTCCAGCATCGAAGACCATTAGCATGATTGTGAATACAAGTAAAAACGCTCAAGGTACACCATACCATCCAGGCGGGCTTGCTATGGTTAATGACCAAAAAGGGCCAACCTATAAGGAATTAATCAGCCTTCCTAATGGAGTAAGTTTTATTCCAGAAGGTCGAGATGTGACAATACCACTGCCTAAAGGAACGAAAATTTTAAAAGCTAGTAAAACAGCACAGCTTATCCCTAAATATGCCGATGGGACTGGTGGTATTCCAGCTAATGCAAAAATATTTAGAGATATGCGAGCAGTTCAACAACAGTTAGTTGTTAATACAGGTGCCGTTGATAATAATAATCAACTTGAAATTATTATAGAACTATTGAAAACAATTTCTAGACGCCCAAGTGAAAATAAAGAGTTGTCTTCCGCCATAGGTAATCTTTTCAATCAGACGAGTAAACCTACGCTTCGTGAAAAAAATCAAGCTTTGAATCAGCTCCAAAAAGAACTAGGTTATCTATTTTCAAATAATTAGGAGGGAAAATGAATTTATCTTATAAACAAAGTGTTGAAATTTCAAAAAAAGAAAAAGTAAATCGTTGGGGAGAACCAGTATATGGGGAAAAGATAGTTTATAACAATATCGAGATTGAGAGACGACCAATCTTTCAAACGGTGGGAGGAAAAAGAGAAGTCAAACAAAAGGCAATTTTAACTATTTTTGAACCCCAACCCAGTCCTATTTCTACGGCAAATGAAGAATGGGAAGGGGCTCGTGTAATTGACGAAGATCATAATGTATTTTATGTGGAGAATTATGAACCAAAATATGATGAAAATAATGAACTTATTAAGCATCAATTGAATTTATTAGAAGGGAGGTATTAATGGTTGCTGCTGATGAAGAAAAAATTACTTATACCAATGAAAATGGTGGAATGGTAATCATAACAAAGAAACGTCCATTCTTTTTACTTGATAAAACAGGTTTTGGAGCAGTAAATAATACTATTAATAGCGAAAAAATGTACGGTATGGATGGCGAATATGAAAATACTGAAGCTCTCGAACCACGAACTCCAACGATAACTCTTTTGGTTTATGGTAAAAATTCTAAAGATGATAACAATCTCCAACGTACTCTACTCAATGTATTTAATCCTAAGTTAAAAGGAGTTTTGACTTATGAGTCCTATGGTAAATGTTATGAAATAGACGTTCGGATAACAAAAGGGTGGGATAGTGAATTTGACGAAAAAAGTCACACAAATCAATGTACTCTTTCGTTCTTTGCAGCTAATCCATTATGGAGAGATGTTTCAAGTGATTCTTACGTTGTTCAAATGGGACAAACAACAAATTTACTTAGCTTTCCTTTAGCAATCATAGATGATTTTAAATTCGCAACAGTAGATGTAGGAAAAGAAGTAACTGTGATAAATCCAGGACATGTTGCGGTTGGTTTAGAATTAAATATTACTTGTACAGCAGAAGTTGTTAATCCTAGATTACTTAATCCTTATACTGAAGAGTATTTCGCCTTTAGTAGTACATTCAAGGGGGGAGACACAATTTATCTCAATACGAATGAAGGAAAGAAACAGGTGCTGATAAATGGAGAGAATGGCTTTTTTAAACGAAAATTAGGCTCTACTTTTATGCAAATTAGTAATCTTGAAACAAATTATTTCATCTTACAAGCAGATAGTGGAATAGAGAATATGGTTGCTACCATGAAATATTATCCTCTGCTAACGGGGGTGTGTTAATGGTTACTCAAAGAAATTTGACAGTTGAAATCTTTAACATGAATTCAGACTACACTCACTCATCAGTCGGCATATTAGATCAGTATAAAAGCTGTATGATTAATTGGCGAGCATTTAACTTTGATACCTTTCAACTGAGTTTACCATTGAATTCAAATGCTATTCCATACTTGAAGTCTGATAATATTTTTTCTATAAATGATTCCTATTTTTATATTGATTCTATCAGTTATGACAGTAAACAATCGAACTTGATGACTGTTAAAGGTAAAAGTCTTTTAGGAAAGGCAACGAAAAGAATAGTTATTCCAGTATATGCTACTAACTCCGCTAAGCCCGAAAAAATAATGTTTGATCTCATTAATAAAAATATGGTTGATACGGTAACGGGAAGAATGATACCTCTAATAAGTATCAGAACCCCGCCAGACTTTGGATTAAATGCAATTTCTTATCAAAACTCTTATGGAAATGTTGCTGAAGAAGTTGCATCTCTTGCTGATGGAAATAGTATTTGTATCAAAGAGGTTCAGACAAACTTAGAAACTCCAGCCTCTCAAATCCAATTCTATAAAGGAAGGGACTTGAGTGGTGATGGAGGGATTGAGTTTAGCTTGGATGATGAGGGGCTAAAATCTGAAAGTTTAACTCGTGATATCTCTGATTTTTATAATGTAGCTTACGTTTTTGGAGAAGGTGAGGGAAATAAAAGGAAATCCATTGTAGTAACAAAAATTGCTAGTGGGACTCCTAAGGGAGCTGAAGTTAATGAAATCTATGTGGATGCACGTGACTTACAACAAACTTATACTGATGATTCAGGAAAAGAAGTAACTTTAACGGATGAACAGTATAAAGCGCAATTACTCCAGAGAGGGAATCAAGCTTTAACTGAACATGCTGAAGTCATTCAGATTGGAGGAGAAGCAAACTACAATAATCTTAATTTTCAGTATGGTAAAGATTATATGGTTGGAGATATTGTAAGGCAAACTAATCCAAGGTTTGGAGTTTCAAAAGTTTCAACTTTAACTGAAATGCAAGAAACTTGGGATGAATTTGGTTATCATCTAGATCCAACGTTTGATAAAGACAAATTGACGCTCACAAAATTAATTAATAGAAAGTAGGTATAAACATGGCACTTTTTGTATTTCCACTAAAAAGTATTAATGGAAGTAATATGTATAACAATGATGATTTTCGCCAATACTTTGCGAATTTTATTAGTACAGGAATATTAGCGAATGCTCCCTTAGCAGGTTCAACAGCTTTTCAAGTTACTCAAACGGATAACCCATCTATGAATGTCATTGTAGGAAGTGGTGTCGCTTGGATAATCGGGGGACAAGTAATGAACACTTCCTCACTTTCTTTTCAAATTCCTGCGCCTTTAACAAGTCAATCACGGACAGATTCTATCGTAGTTCAATGGAGCAATTCAAATAATAATGGGGATATCATTTATAAACAAAATTCAACTCAAGTTGTACAAACAAATGATGTCTATGAGCTACAGCTTTGTAAAATCTTAGTTCCAGCAAATGCGACAAATATTCCTCAAGCAAATATCACGGATATGAGAGCAGACACATCAGTTTGTGGCTTTTCAAGCCCTTATGAGACAATAAAAACAGGCGATTTACTTGCTCAATTCAAGTCAGAACTTGAAGCGAACGGAGTATTGTTTGAAGATTGGTTTGCGCAAGTTAAAGCAGACTATCAAGTCTATCTTACAGATGCTCATAATTATATCGGACAAGGGAAAGCAGATTTTAAAACTTGGGTGGATTCTGTAAAAGCAATCATTGAAGCAGTTGACCCTGGTGGAGAATTACTTTCTCAGTTTAATACGTTGAAGCAATCTGCTAAAAAATATATTCCGACTGGATTTACATTTATTATTGAGCATGATTCAGAATATCAACCTAAAATTGCAGTAACGACTTATAAAAACGCTTTGGGGACCGAAGTAAATGGCTTAGGAACTGGACCAGTTTTTGGTAGAGAGCGCCTTTATAATGTTCCAGTTAGTCTCAGTTATGACCGACAAAAAGCTTATATTGAGATGCCGATTTCATACAAAATAGAAGGAGATATTAGCATTGTAGATGATGAAACGCTTTTAATCATCGATAAACCCCAAACGCTATGTTTTAAGATAACAGGCGCAAAAATTACTAAGGGCTATATTGCTCAATAGAACAGGAGAAATTAAATGACAGAACTAAAAAAAATTACTGAGGGAATGGCTAATGGCTGTGCAGCAATTGATGAAAACTTTAGTGCTTTAAACGAAAGCTCAAAAAATGATATTCCATGGACAGCTATTTCACCAATTAATGGTTTTTCACTCACACCTAGCACTGGTGCAAAAGGGACATTAAAATATAAAATTCAACAAGGGGTGCTTTATGTTTCTGCGCGAGGAGTTGTTCTCCCTGCATTACCGTTACAAACCCCCAAAGCATTTGTGGAATTGCCATTTAAAATTCCTGAAAATGTGACGGTAGGGTTTATCGGCCCTAATCTCGCTTCATCACTTTACGCCAAAGAAGTATGTACACTCCAATCAGGCACTGGCGATGGATTTATTTATTACGCTAAGAATACAGCCACTACAGCTGAAGACCGTTTTTCAGGAATGTTTATCGTACCTATGGAATAGAAAGAAGGAGTAATGGAGGAACAAGCGTGGCGAGAAGTCCTCGAGCGCTTAGCTCGAATTGAAACTAAGTTAGATAACTATGAAACAGTCCGGGATAAAGCAGAACGAGCACTTTTAATAGCCCAATCAAACGCAAAACTTATAGAAAAAATGGAAGCCAATAATAAGTGGGCTTGGGGCTTTATGCTTACTCTTGCCGTAACTATTATTGGATATATAATTACTAAAATAATTTAAAGGAGGGCTTATGGCTAAAATATTAACACTAGATGTGACTAGTTTTAAGTTCGCAGATAATGAGACAGACTTAAGTTTTAGAGCATTACAAAACGGTGTGATTATCAGTGACAGCACTTTATCAGCCACTATCAAAATTAAACAAGTTGATATCGGCTACCTCAAAAGTGTTCCAGCTAAATGGGTCGATAAACATATTGTGATTAGTTCTGGTGATTTGAGTGACTTACCTGTTGGTAGTTACTTATTAGAGTTGTGGTTGAGCAGTTCAAGCGGCTATGAGATTTATCCTGATTCTGGTTTCGTCAAGTTATCCATCAATCAAAACGCTACTGGTATTTCAGGAAACTTGATTTCATCAATTACTTTAGGCGAATTTCAGCAACAGTTTAGTGACTTAGCCAAAGGAGTAAATAATAAGATTGATGATTTTACAAAATTAATTCCTACGTTGGAAAATATGCAACAAGTGATGCGTGGTGAGTTGAATGATTTACATGCTCAAACTGATTCAAATACAAGAAATATTGAACTTAAGGCAAATTTAGCTGATATGACGAGTTTACAAAACGCAATAACAAATCTACAAAATGAAGTGGAAGCGTTTGGTATTACTCCTGAAAATTCAGTAACTATAAAATCATTATTAGATGAAATAACTGGCATCTTATCTGATTTGAGTCAAAAAGGGATTGACATCGCTGATTTAAAAACAAAAATGAATGCGATTTATAATAACGCATTGGCCGACCATGCGGAAGTCGCAAATGCGAGAGGAATGTATAATACATTGCCAAACCGCTTACAAGCGATTGATGGAAATATTAGTCAAACAACAAGTGAATTAACTGATATACGAGTCGCATTTGACGGTAAGCAATACAGTACTGCTGGTAATGCAGTGAGAGAGCAGTTAAAACAAAAAGTCGACCTATCGCCCGGTGTCAACTTGCTAGACTCAAGTATCGCCGAAAAAGGATTCTATATCTCTTATGCTTCCGGGAACAAGAGTCCAAACGCTGACTATCAAATCAATTATATCCAAGTAAGCGCTGGGACAATGTATTACTTAAATTTTGCAAATAATGTCCACATAGCATTTTTTGACAGCTCTAAAAAATACATTTCTGGTTTGATTAATCCAACAAATTTTGTCGCACCATCAAACGCAAAAGAGATGTCAGTGTCATACTCTAAAACACAAGCAGATGTGATTACAGTGTCATTAAAAGCAGTCAAGGAACCAGATCTGCAAACAAAGGAATTGATGGGCAAACAATCCTATATGCAAGTGTTGGTTTGCGCCAACTAGACAATGAGGTCAGAAATAGCCTTGTAAGTGATAAAAAAATTATTACCGTTGGTCCAACTGGAAAGTATCAATCTCTTGTGCGAGCAATCAAAGACAATATGAATACGATTAACACGTATAAGTTAGTCAACTACACAAATAATATATATGATGATTACATTGATTTTTATGGTACAGATTATTTTAACAAATACAATGGATATCTTACAACTACAGACGTACTAGACAGAGGTATCAACCTAAAAAATGGTGAAAGTTTGATTGGGGATGCAAAAAGTGTTATTAGATTTGATTATGACAAATCTAACCCAAAAGTAAACGAATTTTTCTCACCACTAAATCTAACAATTAACAACACAGTAGATAACGTCCGCTTTAAAATTGGAGACGGAACATGTAGATATATCATCCATGACGATTTTGCATTTGGAAATAATGGTATAAATATTATTTCTAACTGTATTTTTGAAGGAAAATCATTCCTTAATACAGCGATTGGAGGCGGGATGTCTACAAATAGTACATATATCATTGATACTTGCATTTTTAGAGGCGCTGGGGCATTAGCAGTGACATATCACAACAATTCACAAGATAACGCATTAAATAGATATGTGGTTAAAAAATGTTTTTGTAGCCAAGGTTCGTCAATTCGTGGAAGTTGGTACGGTCCTTCAACAGGATTAACACCTATGATTGTAACTGGTTGTACAGCCGACACAATTACTTGTGTTTCTGCCGGAAATGTACAAAACATAGAATTGATCGAATACAATAATATTATCAGAAATGCGTAGGGGGTATACATTTGCTACTTTGAACATAGACTAACTAATTAAAATATAGAAAGGTGGTTTGAATGCTAGAATATTTAAAAACATACCTCGGTATTCACTCCGCTGTTACTATTTATGACCAAAAAATAAACGATTTAATTGAAATAGATATGCAAGACTTAGCTATTGCTGGAGTTTCTGGACACCAGCTCCAGAAGATTATATTTAAAGGAGAAAGAACATGATTTTTAATAACAAGTTTTACAACGTCATCAAATGGGCTGTTTTAACAGCCTTGCCAGCTCTTAGTGTTTTTATCGGTGTAATTGGTAAAGCCTACGGTTGGGGGGGAACTGATTTAGCTATCATTACTTTAAATGCATTCACGGTATTCTTGGGAACATTGGCTGGAGTAAGTGCTGTTAAATATAACAATCAGCCAAATGATTCGGAGGAAAACAAATGAAAAAGTTAATCAAAAAAGCTGCCATTGGTATGGTAGCTTTCTTTGTTGTTGCAGCAAGTGGACCAGTATTTGCGGCAGTCGGTGACCAAGGGGTAGACTGGTCAAAATATAACGATACATACGGAAAGTCAGGTTTGCCGACTGACAAGTTCGTCATTTCTCAAATTGGCGGTCATAATAAAAATGGTATTTACTGGCAATCAACTTATCCAACGCAAGTCCAATCTTCTATTGCTCAAGGTAAACGAGCGCATACGTATATTTGGTGGGAAGATGTCATTGATTATTCTACAGCTAAAACAGTAATGGATACAATGCTTGCAAAAATCCAAACACCCAAAGGTTCAATTGTAGCATTAGATGCAGAGCTTGGAATGCAATCCACTGACGTTACAATGTGGGCTTTGAAATATATCAAAGAACGAGGATATACTCCGTTGTTATATGGATATAAAGATTATCTTGTTCGTAATTTCTATCTTGATCAGATTGTTAAAACCTATGGATTATGGATGGCTGGATATGGTTGGAATACTATAAAATCAGCGCCTGATTATAGTGACTTTCCAAGTTATGATAATATACAAATTTGGCAGTTTACATCAAACTATGTCAATGGAGAACTTGATGGGAATGTGGACTTAACAGGAATCACTGACAAAGGTTATGAGAACGGAAATGCAACTAAACCGGATACCGACACACCAGCCACTGATAAAGGGCAAGATGCCAATGAAGTGACACCAAGTGAAATTCAAGAAGGTATGACTGTCACAATCAAGTTTAGTGCCACGAATTACTCAACAGGACAAGCAATCCCTAAATGGGTTAAGGAAAACTCATACAGGGTCCTTCAAAAATCTGGTAATAAAGTCTTGCTTGATAATATCATGAGCTGGGTTGCAGCAAGTGATGTTCAAGCGTTGGATACAGGAGGAAATAGTTCAACTGGAAATACTCAAACTTACATTGTTCAATCAGGCGATACTTTGAGTGGCATTGCTTCCAATTGGGGTACAAACTGGCAAGAATTGGCTCGTCAGAACAGTTTATCTAATCCGAACATGATTTACTCTGGTCAGGTTATTCGCTTCACAGGCGGTCAATCTGGGGCTACAGCACGAACTTACACCGTACGCTCAGGAGATAACCTTTCATCAATTGCCAGTCGTTTAGGAACAACTGTTCAAAGTCTAGTTTCAATGAACGGTATTTCAAATCCTAATTTGATTTATGCTGGTCAAACTTTAAATTATTAA